GCCGGAAAGGCGAAACCACCGGTTATCCACACACCGGAAGACGGTAAGAGCGAGGAGTTAACCCCGACCTATTGCGTTACGAGAACGCAACCCACCGTGGCCCATAACCTAAAACACCGTCTCTCGGGATAAGGTAGCGATCCTTTTCAGGCGCAGCCACCCCTATGCGATCGGTGTCGGGGAATGAGACACGAAGAATGGACGCCATTTGCACGTCACATCCGAAACCCCACCAGCCAACCTTACGGTATCTGACGGGGCTCCAGGTTCGGACGTAGCGAATGGAGTCCTCGAGCTTAGTGGACCAGCGAGACTCGTCATCATGGATGACGATGTCGCCTAGCTCAACCGGACCCCGGTGCCTCGCGGCAACGGGGATCTGATCAACCACCTTAAACCAAGTCCTCCTGATGGAGGGGAAGCGTCGTGATGACGCTCGGCGTAAGCCGTTGGCTAAGGAAATCCACTCATGCGGCTCTCGAGGCAATTTCTCGATGAAGTGAGGCCTTACGGCTACACCACACCAATAGTCGCCACCGCATGACTCCCTGAAAGGCCCTTCGAGAAAGGTCTTTCGCTCATTCGGCGTGAAGCCAAAGAACTTAAGGAGATTTATCACCGCTTCACTATGAGCCTGGTCAACGATTATGTCGTCGCCAAACACAAGCAACGTGCGACCCTGACGGGCCGACGGTACTAAACCACTTGCAGTCATGCAAATGGCCGTGAAGAGAGCTGTCTCCAGCTCAAAGGTGAAACCATTACCCATAGACGAGAATTTCTCCAAACGGACCCACCGGTTGTTAATCCGGGTCATGGGTGATCGCAAGGAGTTCAGGGCCGAGGCCCAACGTCTAGGGAACACACAGTTAACCACACTGTGTGCGATGGTGTCGCTCGCTGATGACAGGTCAATCGTACAAGCGTCGGACGTCTGAGACGCCCTGCATGCGACCAGCATGTGGACACGCTTGCCGTCCCTGAGGTCAATGCCTCTAGCTCGCAAACGCTCTGCCATAACAAGGCCTAGGCCCCGCTGGTAGTAAGCGTTAAGAGAAGGCTCCTTTGCGCACGGTCTGTGCGTAGTGGAGTCCTTTGGGACGGTAAAGTACACGTTGCCGCGTACAAACGAAGGACTATGTCCGAGACCGGCTTGCGCCTTTGCCCATAAGGTCCCTGTCCAAGGAACCAAGTGGAAGAGGGCATCTCGGGTTAGAGTGGGAACCGACGACATTTTATCTGGGACAGTAGTGTACCCAGACCTGTCGGAGACTGTCGCACCCGGACCGAAGGCACCTTCCCAGGTGCTCGGTGGAGCC